ACGGCCATCCATCGGGATGTCGTTGTCGTCCAGACGCTGGATAGTGCGACGGATCGCGGCATCGGTCAGCGCGGCAGCGTTCGAGGTGGTGCTGTTGTAGGCGGTGGTGCCATCAGAACCGACGAAAGCCTTGGTGCTGGTGTTGCTGGTAGCGTAGTCGTTGGTGCCAACGGTAGCGCCGTTGAAAGCGCGGCCCAGTTGAACCAGATCGGTGTCGATACGACGAGCCAGAGCGTAACCGGCGTCTTCCGTGTAGAAAGAACGCAGCGAGGTCAGAGCTTGGACTTCGACGATGTCTTCGATCAGGCGGCTGTACTCGAAATGACGGTTGATCAGAACCGGGATCAGAGTGTCGCTCTCAGCGATCAGGGTCACAGCATCGGTCGCAACCTTAGCCGAGGCGTTGCCACGGGCGGGGCTGGGGATGTTGATGGTGTCGCCCTTCTTGCCTTTGAAGTTCATGCGCTTGACCACGTTGGCCAGAACAAGGTTCTTCTTAAAGGCGGCAACAATTTCATCACTCCAAATCTCAGGAATGAAGTTCGCTGCGGAAGTAGCGGTGACGCTATTAGTGGGGGAAAAGGCGGTGTTTGCCATAGTTCAAATCTCCAAAAAAAGAAAGGTGGTCTACTTGACCCGGCCTTCTGCGTACGCTTTGATGATCTCATCACTAAGCGATTCGTAGCGGCCCGGATCGGTCATCTTTAGCCGGATCAGGTCAGCACGGCGATAGACGCGCCTTGAGCTTTCGCCAGAGCCACCGACATCAACTTGCGCGGTCTTAAGATTTTGCTTCCTGACTACCTCACCGGCATCTTCAGTTTGCTTGCTCTTAACGCCACGGATCTGCTTGTAGGTTGACAGCAGTTCATTGGCCGAATCAAAGTCAAACTCGCTATCGGCTCTGGCGTAGAGGCCCACCCGAATAGGTGAGCTTTTCACCCAGGCTGCAAACTCAGGGTCTTGAACCAACTGAGCGTAGTCGGGGTGCTCTTGCGAGAGCTTTTGCTGAGTCTGCATCCGTCGGAAGTCGGCAGCAGCTTGTCGCGCCGCCAGCACATCGGGATGTTTATCAACGGTCTTTTGAACTGCCTTCTGCGGATTCTCAAAGAAATCTACTTCCGGCTCGTCCTCAATCTGACTGGGTTGTTGCTTAGAACTGAGACTTTGCTTGAGCAGCTCATCGGCGAGTTTTCGCACTTCCCCAACTTCTTGGGCTTGTTTGCCAATCAGCTTTTCAGCCTCTTGGTGCATGCGAATGACTTCTTCCAGGCTTTTTGTCCTGTATTTCTCAGGAAGCTCTGGCGTTTTAGTCTCTTCAACTTCGAGTTCGCTGGGCGTGTTCGGTTCTTCGTCAATCAACATAAATGGTTCCTGCCAATCTGGTTGTAGGAGATTCAACTCGGCGCTCATGCTTATGAGTTGGCTTTGCGCTCTGCATTCAACTTTTCGATGTGTTTGCGCTCAAACCGCCCGTGTTCGGACGGAAATTGCCCAGACCAACCTTCGAGTTTGAAAGTAGGAGCGCTCATAATGCGTGTTGCGTTTCCACCACACGCGCACTGAACGTTGAACGACTCATAATCGGTCAGACGCTCAATTCGTTGCCCGCATTTGCAGGCGAATTCATAGATTCGTTTCGGCACTTAGTTCCTCGTATGCTCGTTCGCTGATCTGCTTGAGATTTCTCAGCCATAGCAGGATTGACAATTCGCCCTTGCGAAATTGTAAGGCGTTGCCGTCCTCAATCGTAGAAATATTGTTTAGCGATTCCAGCATCTTGTCAACATCTTCTATCAGGTCTAACCAGCCCTGCTGGGAGAACATGCTAAATCGTTCTTCGTAATATTTCTGAAGTTCAGGGGTCATGCCATTGCCTGTCGGAGGATAAAGATGATGATGACGCCAATGATGATGACAGCGATGGCGCCACCGATGATTTGAGCGGCCAAAAGACGCTGGGCGACCAGTTTCTTCCTTGCAATTTTGGATTCGCGTTCCGCTTTTTCCCTGGCTTGGCGAATCTTGGCTCGCTCAATGAGCATCTGCTCCCAGAGTTCGGGGTACCCCCCGTACACCAGTTGATGCTTGAGCTGCTCTTCCATCTCACGCAACTGATTGGCCTGCATGACGATTTCCATCGCCTTGCCCGTATCTGACTGGCCCTTCTTACCGGCATCGTTAGCGGCCTTCTGGACAGCGTCTTTGGCATCAAAAAAGCGACCAAACTCACCGACAAGACCCTGGATGTCTTTGCCGAGTTTGATTGCCTTTTGGATGCCTGCGACAGCAGCCTGGGCGGTGGCGAATGCGGTGATCGGATCTATCACATAAGCACCCAGATGCCGAGCTTGATCAGCCCGATCAGCGATCCGACCAGTAAAGCAGCGACGGCAAAGCCAAGTATGAAGTCAAGCATCATCCTTTTCCTTTTTCGCTAGTTTTAGGTGCTGGTGTTTGTACCAGACGTTCACGATCAAACCGATGACAGCTATGATCAAGCCGCCAAAAGCCGCAATCTCATTGGCAGTCAGGCCGAAGTAAACGGCGCTGGCGCTGCCGCCGTACTGTGCGGTGGTTGCTACTTTGACGACTTCAACGCTCATGGCTTATTCCTCGGCAGGCAGGGGTTGGTTGCCTTCCTCACACCAGCGAAGAAACTGCTGGTAGTCGGTGTTGGCGGGGTCGAAGGGGATGAAGGCGTTGTCGGAGAGGCGTTTAACGGATTCAACCTTATCAGTAACCGGATGTTTGTGAGTAAGCCTGTACATAATTAAAGCTCCACAGACGCAACAAAATGTCCTGTGATTTGGTTGCCCGATGCAACGCTTCCGTTGACATAAAACCAACCCGTTGAGTTCATCGCCGTGTCATATTGCGTGTTGATGGTGTTTGTGCCGCCTCCAACATTTATGGAGCCAGACGTTCCAGCAGTCGTATACCAAGTCACGGTTGGGGAAGCACGCATCGACACAAGCAAGCGCGTCTCCATCTGCGGCAAGAAAGTATCGGTGTTGTACACCCTAGAGGTCTTTGCGCCAGTGGTTGTATTGGTTCCTGGCGCAACGTCTGTGTTGTACGACTTCTGGTAATACCTCTGACACATCATCAACTCGCGCCCGTAGTCGCGGCGCTCAAACGGCGAGGCGACAGAGCCTGCTTCAAGCTGGACGCCGGTGATTTGCCACGTTGCATTCAAAGTGCCGATAACAGAGACAGCCCCCGTGGCGGTGAAAAAAGATGACCCCGCCCAGGCACCAGCTGTACCGGAATAAGTTGAGCCGACGCCAAGGCCGAGCATCAATACGATTCCTCGACTGTTAGTGGTCAACCATGTTCCGGTGGTGTCTCCGGGGATCGTGACCGTCTTATATTCCCAGGTGGCTGCTGCGTTGATTGTGTAGGTAAACGGGTAACTTCTATTTTCGGCGTTATTGGTCAGCGCACCGCCAAAAGTACCCGTCAAGCTAGAACGAACCCAAAACGACAGTGTTACTGGTTGAGCAGAAGAAGAGCCCCAAGCTAGATCGGCAGTGTTTAGCCCCTCAATCGGCTGCCTGATCCAGGCCTGCTGCGTAGCTGCCAAACTTGCATCTGCGGTAGTTGTTGTGAATTTCAGTGAGTTGACAAATCCCGCAGGAGCCTCTGCTACTTGCTGAATGGTAAAAGCGCCATCCGTAGCATTCTGGGCTTGCCACCTGTCCAGGCAGTTGGCATAGGTACTAGCAGGGTAGCTTAGGCTCGCCCCAGCATTGCGCTGGTCAATCCGCATATCGCCGTTCAGAATCCGATTTCTGAACCCCATCGACCCCGTGGGTGCGGCCACGCCGTACAGGACGGCATTGCTGCCGCCGTCTTTGTCGTTAATGGTGGTGACTTTTAAGTTAGACATAGCGCAACCTTGATCTCATCCGTGCTAGCCGCAGCGTCAATCTCAGACTGCATTGCAGCATACTGCTCGCGGATAGCCTGGCGAGCAGATTCAGCCGCAACCGCTTCAGACGGAATGGTAGCCTTCAAATCGTAGGGCTTGAACTCCTCGGCCCGAGCAGCACGGCACATATCGTGGCCGATGGCCTTGGCTTTATCGATGTTGATTACGCTGCCCATGTCCAGGCTCCTCGGAAAGTACGGTCTGACGGAACACTCTCAACAATCTCAAAAGGCTTGCCAGCAGGCACATCTTTGGCTGCGATCTCTTCGATGGTCAGGCCGCACTCAGGGGCTGGAACAATCACAGCCACGCCGCCATCGTCAGTAGGGTAGATGATGCGTCGATTCATGGTTGCTCCTTAACGAAAGACTGAATATGGTGATTAGGCGTAGGGTGCTCATCGGAATATGGCAAGATTAGCGTTAGGCGAATCGTATGCGGTTTGGTTGTCGTTTACTGTAAATTGCATCCTCACGCTCCCTACCAACTTATTTGATGCGGTATCCCTAAGTTTAGAATCACCAGATATATTTTGGCCTTCGTGGTTTGTACCTGTAACCAATGAACAATAATTTACATCCGACATTGCAGTCGTGAAGTTCACCGTGTAGTCACCAGTACCGTTGTCCGTGATGCTTGACACGTTGCCCGAACCGCGAATAGCCACAGTACCCGTACCGTTGAAGTTCACCCAAGCGCGGCAGGCATAGACAGGCGCAGAGCCAGAGACGTTGAACTGAGAGAGCGTAGATTCAGCCGTGGCAATCGTCCCCGTCGCATCCGGCAGCGTCAGCGTCCGATCCGTATTGCTGTTCGGTGCGGCCACCGTGAAGATGCCCGTGCCGCTGGCGTTGCCTTGTACTTTTACGAGACTCACGATGCGGCTCCTTCAAGTGCGGCGATGCGGGCAGTCAGGGAGGTGATGAGGGCTTGCTGTTCCTGAACCAATGAAGTCAGATCGGGCGACGGGGGTTGTTGCACGGGAGTGATCACGGGCGGGTTGTTTAAAAAATCCAGATGGTGCGCCACCAAATCAGGGACTTCCGCTTCACTTTGAGCGCACACAACATTGAACTCGATCTTCTCGCCGTTGTTGTCGGCGACGATGTGGAACATCAAGTTCTGGTCTTCAAATTTGGTGGCTGTGTATTCCATGGGAAAAGCCTTTATGCGGTGGGTCTGGTGCGGACAAAGAAGAAACCAAAGGTTGCAGTTGAGCCATAGTTGTTGGTCCACCTATACCCGGCGATTCCACCAACGTAACTAAGCGTGCCAACTTGCCCTCCGACACTGCCAATTGCCGCTGTAACACCGCCTCCGCACAAATAGATAGTTACGTTACCGTTGCTGTAATTGTTCACCACCAACATCCCGGACGCATTAGGGAAATCAACCGTGCCACCGTTTGCAATTGAAGTTGATCCACCAGTCACATCGACCGTGTATTTCCCCGGTGTTTGCGTGATGGAGAAGTTGCCGCTGGAGTCGATGCGGGCGCGTTCGGTGTTGTTGGTAACAAAGACCTGAGGGATGTTGGTCACAGTTCCCAGCACACCGAGATTCGCGCCGTAGCCGCTATTACTCGCCCCAGTCGTTCCAAAAACAGAAGCCTCGCCTCCAGCGTTATACGCTCTGACGGCACCTAAGTTTGCGGCGCTGGTGCCTGTTACGCGGACTTGGAAATCACTACTGGCCTGAGAGACGTGTAGCAGGTTGCTAGGCGAACTCGTCCCGATGCCCACGTTGCCCGAACTATCAATCCGCATGACCTCAGCCCCACCTTCAGCAAACGCGATAGTGTCAGCAGCGGGGAAGAACATCCCGGTGTTGGAGTCGTTGCCTTGAATGGCAGGCGTACTTGCAGATCCATCGACCGCAGAGACGCCAGTAGTGCCGTTGAGTACGAGGGTCATACCACCGTCCAAGTAGAGCCAGAAGAAACCGTCACAGTGATGCCGGAGTTCACGGTCACCGGGCCGAACGAGCCACCATTATCGCCCGAGGCAATCGTGTAATCAGCGCTAATCGTCTGGCTGTTCACCACAATGCCGTTGCTCGCACGCGGAGCCTTTACGCTCAACTCACCCGTGCTGGGCTTGAAGAGGTACTGCGCGTTGCTCGTGTAGAGCGTCGTGGGGGTACCCGAAGTTGCAGCCGCAAAGAGCGGATACAGGTTCGTGCTGG